AACGCTCCTTCGCCGCGGTGGGCGGCGGCTCCTACTGATGACGACGTATCCACTTTTACTGACGCGCAAGCAGGCGAGCGAACTGACCGGCCTCGATGAGAAGTACTTCGACCGGCTGCGCCGCGCCGGAAAGCTGCGCACCTACCGCACGCTCGGTGGCCTGCATCGATTCTACCGCGACGAGATCCTCGAGTACATCGGGGCCAACTTCAAACCACCCGCCAAGCCATGAGCTACGACTACAAATCCGCCAATCCGTCCGCTGACCAACTGGTCAAGGCGTCCGACAAGCCAGACGTCAACTATCTCAACTACGAGTTTCAGCGCAGCCTGTACACGGGCAACAACGTCACCCGCGTCGACAACAACGACAGTGTGCGCTACTGCAAGTGGAGCGGCCAGACGGACGACGGCAAGAAGTGGTCAAGCACCCGCCCCGATGGCGAACAGGTGTTCCCGTTTGAGGGTGGCTCCGACGTGCGCGTGCGGCTCGTTGACGCGACGATCAACGAGATCGTGGCCATGCTGACGACGTCCTTCGAGCGCGGCGCCCTGCAGGTTTCCGGCGTGGATCTGGGCGATGCGGGGAGCGCCGCGGTCGCGACGGAGCTGATGACCTGGATCCGCGAGAACAAATTGAAGACGGACCTCCAGCGCGAGGCCGAGCTGCTCGCCCAGTACGGTCAGCAGTACGGGTGGGGAGTGGCCCACGTCGCCTGGGATCAGAAGACGGCCACGCGCTGCCAGAAGATCACGTTCCAGGAGGTGCAGCAGATCGCGGCGCAGGCGGCGCAGGGAAACCCCAACTCCATCCTGGCGCAGTTGCCAACCTTGATCGCGACGCCGGAAGCCGAGGAGCAGGCGGCGGATATCATCACGACGGTGCTGCCGGATCTGACGATCCGCGACGCCCGCAAGTTTGTCCGCGAACTGCGCGAGGAGGGGACCGGCGAGTACGAGGAGGAGTACGTGCAGCGGAACCTGCCGATTGTCACGGCGCTGAAGCCGTTCGATGAGGTTTCGTTCCCGCCCGAGACCATCGATCTCCAGCGGGCGCGCTGCATTTTCCGGCGCGAGTATTTCACCGAGGTGGAGCTGCGGGCCATGGTGACCAACGCCGAGTGGAGTGAGGAGTTTGTCGACAAGGCGGCGGTGACGCAGGGGCGCCAGAGCTGGTACAATAACCCCAACCTGGTGACGACGTCGCTGAACGTCAGCGGCACGGTGCGGAACGATCACCTGATCGAGATCGTGCATTGCTACACGCGCTCGCTGTCGCCCAACGGGACGCCGGCGATCTACTACACGGTCATCTGTCCGCAGCTCGGCTCCGAATTGTACGCGAAGCACGAACTCTTGGACTACGCCCACGGGGAGTATCCGTTTGTGGAATACCGGCGAGAGCGGGTGCGCCGCGCCATCTGCGAGTCCCGCGGCATCCCCGAGCTGGCCATGACCGACCAGGAGGAGATCAAGGCGCAGCATGACTCCATCCGCGACCGGACGGCGTTTTCCACGCTGCCGCCCATCAAGGTGCGGAAGCGCATCGGCATGGTGAACAAAATTGGTCCTGCGGTGCAGTTGCCGGTGACGCAGATGGATGACTACACGTTCATGGACCCGCCGCGCTCGAGCATCCAGGAGGCCATGGTCGTCATCCAGCAGGTGGAGACCCGGCACGCCAACTACTTTGGCCTGCAGAATGCCAACGTGCCGCCGTCGAAGGCCGCGGTCATCATGCAGAAGGAGGTCAACAACTGGTTCGGCACCTGGTCGAAGATCTTCAGCCAGATGTTCAAACTCTGTCTGCAGTACATGCCGGAGGAGGAGATCCAGCGCATCACCGGGCAGACGATGCCGAAAAATCTGAGCGAGATCGCCGGGTGCTTTGACTACATCTTGAAGTTCGACGTTCGCGAAATGAACGACGACTACGTGATGAAGAAACTGCAGGCCATCTCGCAGTTCGTCATCCCGCTCGATGCCGGCGGTGTCATCGACCGGAACAAGCTCATCAAGGCGATCACCTCCGCGATCTCGCCGGACGCCGCGCGCGAAATGATCATCGATCAGGCCGGCGCCTCGCAGCAGATGTTCAAGTCGGTGCAGTCCGACATCGGCCTGATGATGCTCGGCAACGAGGCGCTGTACGTGGAGAACGATCCCACCGCCCAGACCAAGCTCCAGTACGTGCAGCAGGTCATGCAGTCGAATCCCAAGGCGCAGGCGGCGGCGCAGCAGGATCAAAACTTCCAGCAACTGCTGCAAAAGTACGTACAGAACCTCCAGTTCTCGGTGACGCAGCAGCAGAACAGCCAGGTGGGACGCATCGGGGTCTCGCCGGCCACGCCGCAACCCGCCGCATGAAGCTCGAGCATATAAACGCCTTCGCCTTCGACGGTCAGAATCACCTCTGGGACGCACTCCTGGCCCACTGTCAGGAGTGTATACAGGACGAGGTCGAGACGGCGATCAGTCGCGAGGTGAAGGGCGAGGACCGCACTCACGCCGCAGGGCGCGCGGAAGCGATGAATGACTTCCTCCTTTCGCTGCACCAGCTCCGCGAAGAGGCGCTGAAACGCCGCGGCTAGGGATGATATAGAGAAAAGGTGGGTAGACCTTGCCCGACCTGTCCGGCCTATAGGCAAAAAATGTCCGGTCTGCGCTAAATGCGGGACCGGGCTTTCTGCGCCGCGCCCCGAAAGCGACGCTGTATACGACCTCTTGGTTGGTCGCTAAACGCCATGCCGACAGAAAAGACAGTTGAGGCCGCGCCGGTTAACGGAACGGACGCGAACAAGCCTCTGACAACCTCCGTGGGTGAGAAGCTCGGTGCGCTCGATGAAGCGAAGCTCAGTGCTTTGCTACGCCGAACGCTGCTGGACGAGCCAGCTCAGGAACCTGCCAAGCCTGCCGCGGAGAAATCCGAGGAAACGACGGCGGAAAAAACGTCCGAGGAAACTTCGGCAAATGCCGAGGCGACCGACGACAACAACGCTCTTTCTCAGGAACCGACCGAACAGGTCACCCAAGATGAGTCGGAGAACGAGCAGGCGACAGAAGAGCCTGCCGAGGACGATGGCCTGCCCAAGGGCGTCAAAAAGCGCATCGACAAGCTGACCGCACGCAATCGCGATGCCGAGGCGAAGGCGAAGGTGCTCGAGACGAAACTGGCCGAACTTGAGGCGAAGCTGAATCAAAAGCCCGCTGCCGATGACGCGCCTGTAAAACCCACCGCCGACAACCCGTACCTGCACCTACAGGCGCAGATCGACGTGGAAGCGGCGATGGCCGAAGCGAAGCGTGTGCGCCGCTGGGCGGAAATGAACCCCGATGGCGGGGTCGTCAAAGGCAACGATGGCAACGAGACCGAGTACACCTCCGACGAGGTGCGCCGGATTAAGCTCAACGCCATCGAGGCACTCGAGGATCACCTCCCGCGGCAACTGCAATATGTACAGGCCCGCGCGCAGATCGATCCGCAGGCAGAGTCGACGTATAGCTGGTGGAAAGACCGCTCGAGCCGCGAATATAACGCCGCGCAGAACATGCTGAAGGCGTTTCCCGAACTGCAAAAGTTCCCCGACTACAAGATGGTCGTCGGAGATTACTTGCGCGGTGCGGCAGTTCGCGAAGCGGAGTACTCCAAGCAGAAGTCCGCGACGAGCGCCAAGCCCGCCATCAAGAAAGCGCCGGCCCAGCCCACTCGGCCAGCCGCCGCTCCTCCGACCGTTACGCCGCAGGATAGGAGAGCCACGGAAGCCGACTCGCGGTTCCGCAAGGCGCCCACCTCCGCGACCCTCAAGGATGTTCTGTTCAATCGGTTCCTGTAACCAGGAAACCACTACAATGGCTCAACTCTACGAACGCTCTCAGGTAGGTAAACGCGAAGACCTCGCCGATTACATCTCGCTGGTCGACGCTAAGGACACCCCCTTCGTCTCGATGGCCCCCAAAGGCTCCAAGCCGGGGAACACCTACCTGCAATGGCAGGCCGACAACTTCCCGGCGACGGCCACCACCGGCACCGTCGACGGCACCGACGTCACCAGCGGCGACTACCAGAATCTCAATTCTGGCCGCGCGCTCCTGGCCAACTACATCCAGGTCTTCCGTCGCCCCGTGCGCGTGTCGCCTCTCTCCGTTGACGTCTCTGTCGTCGCCGGTCTGAAGGACGAACTCGCCGGCATGGTCGCCAAGGGCATCACGCTGATGAAGCGGGATATGGAAGCGACCTTCCTCTCCACCAACGACGGCCAGGCTGACAACGGCACCGTGCCGTACCTCACCAAGGCTCTCGGCTCTTGGATCAGCACGACCGGCGGCACGACCCCGGCGGTTCCCGCCGCGTTCCGCACGCCTGCTGGTTCCATCGTCGGCAGCGCCGCCGCCGCCTCCACGCTGACCGAAACGAACGTGCAGGATCTGCTCACCTCGATCTGGGGCCAGACCGGCACCTATCGCGATTACGACGCCATCGTCGGTTCCACGCTCAAGCGGTCGTTCACCAACCTGCTGTTCACGACCTCGCAGAACGCGAACACGAACACCAGCGCGACGATCCGCACGTTCAACCGCGAATCCGACGCCTCGAGCTACATCAGCTCGGTGGACGTGTTCGAAGGCGACTTCGGTCGTCTGCGCCTGCATCCCGATGCGTTCATGCCCGCCGCGTACCAAGGCTATGTGGTGCCGATGGACATGGTCGAAATCCGCTACTCGAGCCTGCCCGAAGTGCGCAACCTCCCCGACTACGGTGGCGGTCCCGCGCGCTTGATCGAGGCCGTCGCCGGCCTGGTCGTCAAAAACCCGCTCGCGTTCGGTAAGTTCGCCTTCACGAGCTAATGATCGAGACCCTCCCGCCGGACTTGTACAGGCCACTGCTGGATGAGTTCCGGCGGGGGTGGCATCGCGAAAAAGTGCTGGGCGCCGTTGAAGCCAAGAAGGCTGCGGTGCTGGCCAAGAAGTATCACCGGGGCGTGGACGGTTTGGGCCGTCTACGCGCCCGCATTCCCGCATCCTCGTTTCACTATTGGGGCCAGCGACTGGGTTACCAGTGCTGGAACGATGAGAAGTTCTTGTCCGATTACATTCGGGACAACGACCTCGAGGTGAAGGGCGGCAAGACGAAGCTCTCAGTCGGATACGGCAAAAGCACCGCCGAAGGTTCAGTTGCGCTTTTAGACCAATTTGGTCGCCCCGCTTGATGCGAACCGTCGACTTCAGTTCCCTCCTTTTTCGGTACTGCCAGGTGGCCGGGTTGGATCGCAATGCGATCACCACGCCAAATTATCAGCAGTTCCGCGACTTTCTCACCACGCGCCTTGAGCAGGCGTGGAAAGCCAACGACTGGCCGGACCTGATCCGCATCTCGGATCCGATCTCCGTCTCCACCGGCGGCACGGGCATTCTAACGGCAACCCTTCCCGCAGACTGCGGCGAGGTGCTCTCCGTCTACAATCAAGATCCGCGGCTCACCACTCGAGCGCGCCTCCTTAAATACTTTATCTACGAAAACGGAACGACGCAGGCGATCAACATGATCGACAACGTCACGCCGGTGTACGTCGAGTATCGCGTCCGCGCTCCGGCCATGTTCGGCGATCCGTACAGTGCCACCGTGGCCTACTCAGCCGGCGCGCAGATGTATTTCGATACCTCAAGCATCAGCGGTTCCTTCACGCCGACCGCGGGCAAGGTGCCAGCCGGCAACCTGTACGAGTGCATCGTCGCCACGACGGTGGGCCAATCTCCCGCGACGACGCCAAGCGCCTGGTCGCTCATTGAGATCCCGTACATTTTTTCGGACTATCTCATTCGCGCCTGCAACTCGGACTTCCTACGCTCCGAGGGTCAGTTTGAGCAGGCGATGGTGGCCGAGCGCGAGGCCGAAGCCGCCCTTGAGCGCGAGGTTGACCGCATTCTCCGCAGCGAGGGCCAGGTCCGCCGGCCAAGTGTATTCACGTACTAACTACAGCCATGCAACTCACAAAGGCAATCAACCTATACCCCAAGCCGAACGGCACCAAGGCCGACGAGCGACTCACCGTCTCTTCCACTGGGGTCTCTTTTGCCACCACTTTCGACATCACGACCGGCTACGTTCTCATCGACGTGCAGGACGCCGACGTGATGGTGACTTTTGACGGATCGACTCCGACATCCACCAACGGTCACCGCTACAACTCCGGTGAGCGCGAATACTGGTCTCGCCAGAAAGCGCAGGCGGCAAAGTTCATCCGGCAGGCTAGCACCGATGCCGCAGTTCAAGCTTCGCAGTTTACGGACTAATCAGTCATGCGGGCGCTGCTCTCCCGGTTCAGACGGAAAGTCCTGACCGTAGTAGACGCCTACTACGCGCAGGAGAATGGCGCGTACCTACTCCTCGAGGACGGCACCAATATCATAGCCGAATAACATCATGGCCGATCCCAAGAAAATCTCCGGTCTTCCGCCCGCTTCCAGTGTCAACACCAGCGACTACACTGTCCTGGTTGATGGAGTCACTGTTCAGAATAAGCGTGCCACCATCGCGCAGATCATGGCGGTCGCGGGCGGCGGCACGGTCACGTCGGTCAACGCATCTGGGACGCAGGGCGTCAGTGTGGCCGGCGGGCCAGTTACCTCGAGCGGATCGCTCTCAATTGGTCTGGGTGCGATCACGCCGGCATCGGTGGCGGCTTCCGGCACGGTCACCGGATCCAACCTTTCCGGCACGAACACTGGGGACCAAACGATTCAACTCCTGGGCGACGTCGAGGCCGCGGGCGGCACCGGCAACCTGACTACGGTCATCGCGACTGGCGCAGTCACGAACGCAAAGCTGGCCAACATGACCGGCCCAACGGTCAAGGGTCGCACCAGTGGCAATGGCACGCCGAGCGACGTCACAATGGCGCAGCTCAACGGCATGCTGCCGGCATTCGTTCCAGACTCCGGCACCGGCGGCACCAATGGTCTGGTTCCCGCGCCAGCCGCAGGCGATGCGGCGCAAAAAAAGTTTCTGCGCGCCGATGGCGCATGGGCAACGACCGACCTCAACGACCTTTTGCCGACGCAGACCTCCAACGCGGGCAAAGTGCTTTCGACTACTGGCACAACCACGCAGTGGGTTGCGGCACCTGGTGTAGGCACCGTGACCTCCGTCAACGTGGCCGGCGATGGTCACATCACCGCAAGCGGTGGCCCAGTGACTGCTGCTGGCACGATCAGTGTTGCGCTCTCCAACACGGCAGTGACGCCAGCAACATACGGCAGCGCGTCTGCGGTTCCTATCCTGTCGGTCGATGAAAAAGGGCGGATCACAAGCGCGTCGACCGCATCGCTTGGCACACTAGCAACGCAGAACGCTACCTCGGTCACTGTCAGTGGCGGCACGATCAACTCCACGGCCATCGGCGCCACGACGCCGAGCACCGGCGCCTTCACGACCCTTTCCAGCAGCAGCACGACGACGCTCAACGGGACCACGATCCCGGCTTCCTCGACCCTGCTGACGAGTGGCGGCGCGCTCGGAACTCCTAGCTCTGCAACGCTGACGAACGCGACCGGCCTCCCTGTATCAACCGGCATCAGCGGACTCGGAACGGGCGTAGCAACTGCGCTCGCGGTCAACGTCGGCTCTTCCGGCGCACCTGTAGTCAATGGCGGCGCGCTCGGAACTCCGTCGAGCGGCACGGTCACGAACCTCACGGGTACGGCGAGCATCAACATCAATGGGACTGTGGGCGCGACGACTCCTAGCACGGGCGCGTTCACGTCGCTGTCAGCAACGACGAGTGCTCTTGTCTCTAATAACGGCGACACTTCATCGGCGAACTATCCTTCGACGAGCACCCGCTTGGGTGGATCATTCGATGGGCCGAACATCATGACGATGCTGTCGTACGGAGCTAATACGGCAATGGTGCAGGGCGTTGCCGGTGGGACGAAAGCGTCGCCTACACAGACGACTTCTGGTAGTCTTCTAATGATTCTCGGAGGATACGGCTATAATACGACGAACGGTTGGGGTGGAGGTTCAGGTACGTCAAATGCACGTATGACATTTGCTGCAACGGAGAATCATACCAATACCGCTCAAGGAGCAAAAATCTCATTCGATGTAACGCCTAACGGCACCACATCTCGCGTCACAAGTTTCGCGCTCGAACAAAGCGGCACGGCGACAATCGGCGTTGGCAGTACTACTGGCTTCAACATCGTCCTTAAAGAATACACCACCGGCACAGTCCGTAATTGGGGTATCCGCGACGACGCCGGAGTTAATCGCCTTCGCTTCGCTCGTGGAGGGACTGACTATGCCTTCTGGGATGTCGTGAAGACCGCAGCCGCCGACTCGGTTGACTACAACATCTGGGCGGCAGAGGGATCTCATAGTTGGAAGATAGGCGGCACGCAGATTGCCGAGATCAACGCGAATGATTTGTATATTGCCAGCGGCAAGGGTCTTCGCCTCGGCAACGCCTACGTGGCCGGCGCGCCAACGGCCACCGGCTACGTTGTCATCAAGGACTCGACCGGCACCTCGTACAAAATCCCAGCCGTGGCTGTATAACGCATGGACAACCCAACGCCAAAACAAGCTCTCGAAATTCTCGCGCAGGCCGCTGCCGAATTTCGCGGGACGCGGAAAGATCACGAGATGATCGAACGCGCTATCCGCACGCTGACTCCGCTCATTGAGCCGAAATCGGAAGCGGTCGTCGAATCCAAATGAGCAAGCCGGACATCAATCTCCATTCGTTCAACGGACCCGACTTTGATGGTGCGGTCGTGACGATGCTGGACGAGATTCGGCCCGGTAGTGAAATCTCGGATACGCTCAAGTTCACCTCCCGACTGCACGACTTCGTTGGCAATTTCGGTCACGTCATTGGCGGGCGCGAGGACTGCGTGGACATTAACAACCACTCGCAGCGGATTCGGATTGAAGCGGGACTTTGGGAGCCGCGCGGCAAGTACCTCGCGACGATCAAGGGCGGCTCGAAAGACATCCATTTGAGCGGGCGCGTGCGTGGCCACGGAAGGGAGGTGGACATCGACATCGGCAACATCAGCGACCAGTCGGACGACCCGACCGGGCCGGTGTACCTCAACCTGCTTCACGAACGCGGCGAGCCGATCACGGTGCGCGTCATAAACGGCGAACGCCCGCTGCTTCTCAACGAGACCGAGCAGAAGTACAAAATCGTCCTCAAGGTGCCGACCTTCTGGGGAAAACTCTTCGCCAAACTCGTCGCACTTTTTCGCTAACCCCTTTTTTCCATGGCGCAGCTCCAAGCAGGGACCACTTACAGCAACACTTCGCCTGGCAATCAGGTCAACGCGACGAATCTCAACGCGCACGTCAACGCCGCGATCCTCCTCCCTGGCGCCATCACTGACCAGACGCTCAAGAACACGCCGACCACCGCGGATCAGATTCTCATCCACTCTGCGGCAGATTCGGCACTGCGCAGGGCCACGCTCGACACCATCCCAGTCGCACCTTCGCAACTATCCAGTACGGTTCCCGTCGCTAGCGGCGGCACCGGAACGACCACCATCACGGGCTACGTTAAGGGCAACGGAACATCTGCTTTCAGCGCGTCGGCCACAATTCCGGTTGGCGATCTGAGCGGCACACTTTCAGTCGCTGCTGGCGGAACCGGCACCACGACGGTCACGGGCTACGTGAAGGGGTCCGGCACTTCCGCTTTCACGGGTTCAGCCACGGTCCCGGTCACCGATCTAAGCGGCACACTTTCAGTCGCTGGCGGCGGCACCGGAACGACCACCATCACGGGCTACGTTAAAGGCAACGGAACATCTGCTTTCAGCGCGTCGGCCACAATTCCATTCTCCGACATCACCGGCACGCTTGCGGTCGCCGCGGGCGGCACCGGCGCGACTTCGCTCACCGGCTACGTCAAAGGCTCCGGTACTTCTGCGCTCACAGCGTCAGCCACGGTTCCTTTCGCCGACGTCACTGGCACCGTTCCCATCGCCCAGGGCGGCACCGGCACCACCACGGCGCCTCTCGCCCGCGTGGCCCTCAATCAGGGCGTAACGGCACTTACTGACGCTGCCACGATCACCACCGACTGCGCGACGAACAATGTATTCAGCGTCACGCTTGGCGGAAACCGCACGCTAGGCTCGCCCAGCAATCCGGTCGCCGGCGCCACCTACCTCTGGATCATCACGCAGGACGGCACCGGCAGTCGCACCTTGGCCTACAACGCCGTTTTCAAGTTCCCGAACGGACTGGCACCAACCCTCTCCACCGGCGCCAACAAGATCGACGTTCTCTCCGGCATCTACACCGGCTCGGCCTTCCTCTGCGCACTCGTAAACGACCTGAGCTGATGTTCGCCTTCCCGTTCAGCATTTTTGCAGGCCAATCGCCGTTCATTTATGCGACCGGCGGAACGACGAGCGTTGACCCATCGGATCCGAATTACCGGATCCATGAGTTTAATTCCAATGGCACCTTTGAGGTTATCCGCTCGCCTGTTGGCGCGACGATCAACTACATGCTTGTCGGCGGCGGCGGCGGCGGCGGCACGGGCGGCGGCGGCGCCGGCGGTTACGTTTACGTCTCAGGTTCCAGCATCAGCGTGGGAACCTATTCAGTGGTCATAGGCGCTGGCGGAAGCGGAGCTGGCGGGAACACCACCTTCTTCTCAAAAACCGCGCTGGGCGGCGGCGCCGGCGCGACCAACGCAGACGGTAACTCCGGCGGTTCCGGCGGCGGCAGTTCCGGTGGCCCTGGGCCAGGATGGACTTCGCGATCTGGCGGTTCCGGTCTGCAACCCGGTTCCGCGTCCGGCGGCTACGGCAACGCCGGCGGCGGCAATGATTCATTCAACGGCACGGGCGGCGGCGGCGGCGGCGCTGGCGGGGCCGGCTCACCGGGCGGCAGCGGAACGGGCTTGGGTGGCGCCGGACGTGCAGCGGACGTTGGCACTGGAACATTCGCGGCAGGCGGCGCTGGCAGCGCGACGACTCCTGGCGTTGCTGGAGGCGCCAACACCGGCAACGGCGGCGGAACCAATGCATCAGGGGGCAGCGGAATCGTCCGCATCAGATACAGATTCCAATGAGCCAATCTGCCAAAGACGCCACCGGCGTGATCGCCACCATTACCTCCGCTTCCGGCACCATCGTGGGCTGGCAGTCCCAGTTGGAATTCTGGCTGCGCATCGTGTCGCTGATCGTCGGCATCGCCGCCGGCCTGTATACACTCTGGCACTACACCAACAAACGCTGATGGCTCTTTTTGACCAGTACCTCGTCGAGGCCGAGAACGGGTTCACCGGCATGCAAAGCCGCAGCAACCCGCTCGAGCTTAAACCTGGGTTCGTGCAGTACGCCCAGAACATGCGCTTTGACCGCGGGACGGCCACGGTGCGCAAGGGGTCCAAGCGCCTCACGACGGACGGGGTGGTCACCGAAAGTCTGTTTGATTCCGGCGTCTACTCGACCTCTGAGGGCATCGAGAAGATTGTCATGGTTGCCGCCACGACCCTCTACGTTTATGACACCTCGACTGCCCTGATCACCGCAGTGGCCCACCCAACGGGACGCACCGTCACGTCGACCGACAAAGTCTGCTGCTTCCAGGCGGACAGTCGCTTCTTCATCCTCCGCGGCCAGGGCGCCTCGAGACAGGCGGTCTCCGGCATCACTCGCTCCGGTACGACGGCCACGGTTACGCTCAATAGCCACGGGTACAGCAACGGCGACGAGATTACGATCACCGGGGCCGGGGAGACCGAGTACAACGGCAGCTTCATCATAAGTAACGTCGCGACAAACACGTTTGCGTACACGGTCAGCGGGACTCCCGCCACGCCCGCCACTGGCACGATCTACGCCCAGAAGGCCAAGACCACGCTCGTCTGGGACGGCGCCTCAACCGTCAGCACCGTACTCCAAAGCGTTACCACTGGGACCGCCGCCAACTTCCCGCCGGCGGATTTCGGGATGTACTTCCAGAACCGCATCGTCGTTAAGCAGGCCCGCGACAAGATCGCCGCCAGCGATTACTTCGACTACGACACCTGGGATCTCGCGTTCAACCAGTTCACGATCAACCTGGGCGCGAACGATTCAATCGTTGGGTTCCAACCGTGGCAGGAGGACAAGTTCCTCATCTTCGAGCGCAACTCGATCTACTACGCCTATATTGACCCCAACGGATACACCGCAGGCGCGGCACCAGGCGGCAACTCGTACATCAAGTCGCTTACCTCCGAGTTTGGTTGCTCCGCGCGCCGATCAATCGTCAACGCTGGCGAGTACATTTTCTTCTTATCGGACAACGGAGTCTACCTTTTGAATCCGTCTCTCGACTTAAAACTGCTCGGCAACACTAAGCCGCTCTCCGACTCAATCTCCGACATCGTCGCACGCATTAACGCGAACGCAGTTTCCGGCGCAGTCGGCAAGGCCTACAACAATCGCTACTACCTGGCCGTCCCAATCGACGGGGCTACGCGCAACAATGCGGTGCTGGTTTACTCCATGCTCAACCAGGAGTGGGAGTCGTTGGACACGTATCCAACCGGCATGTACATCGACAACGTCTGCGTTTCCATTTACGGCAACGCGAAGCGTATGTACGCGACAAACAAGGAGGGCGGAATTTTCGTCCTCGAGGAACTGACGAGCGACGAGTACATCCCCTCTGGCTCCGGCCTTGTGCTGCCGTTCGTTCTGCCGGCCACCATCGAGACGGTCTTTAACCAGACGCCCATCGCCGGAAAGATCATCACGCGGAGATACTTTTACGAGACGTTCGCCGCGAAGCGTTTTTCCTCCGCGGACGTCGATCTCACTATGCTCGGCAGCGACTCACTCAACGTCGTCGCGTCGGCCAAGAACCCCGACAACTCCAGCGAGGTGTTCAATTTCGCGTCGTCCACCGCGGAAGATTACACCAAGCGATTCCGCATCGCCAAACGCGGATTCGGCCTCGAGCTGGAAATCAACACCACCGCCGGTCGCCCCACCATCGGTGGCCTGCGCGTCTACGCCACGGTGCCAGGTCGCACCGTCGTTTCCGAAGACTAATGAATGTCCTCGAAAAAATCACCGACTGGGCAATCGCCAACGGCGGCGACCGATGCTTCGTTGGGTGGCCGCGCGAGACCGTGCGCCAGTACATCGCCTTCCACGCGCAGCATAACACGCTGGCCATCGTGCATGAGGACGGCGAGCCGGTGGCACTTGGCACTGCCATGCAGTGCAACGCCGAGGACATCGGCGAACGCTGGGACTGGCGCCCGACCAATCCCAACGGGCAGTTCGTTGTCATCTTGGACGTCGTCAGCACCAAGCCCGGTGCGTTTGCGCTGCTTGCCCTCAAAATGTTTGAAATCTGGCCCCCAGGTCGCGTGAAGAAAATCTTCGCCCTGCGACCGTCAGGCCCGCGGGAAATCACTCCGCGCTACCTTAAACTCGCCGCCGCCTAACTACCATGGGTTCCACATCAGTCCAATCCGCCCCTCCCCGCGACTACGCGCAGGAATCCCGTGACACGCTCGCCAACCAGATCGCGCTGGCGCCGCAGCTCTACGCGAACGAGGCGAAGTACCAGCCGATGTACACGCAGCTCGCGCTAGACAACGCGAAGCTGGCGCTCAACGGCGCCAACGGGAACGACGGTCTTCTAGCTCTGTACCAGAACTCGGTCTACCCGACGATGGATCAGATCAGCGCGGCGTCGAACACGGCCCAGCGCACTGCCGACATCAACGACGTGTCCGCGCTGGGTCCGCAACTCCGAGAGGCGCTGCAGGCCCAGAATCCCGAGATGTTCGACAACCTCGCAAAGGCTGAGGCGATGGGCGGCATCTCCGATAGCAGCGGGCAAAAGGCTCTCGCCAGCGCGATTGAGCGGCATCCATACGCCAACCTGCAAACCCAAGAGGTTTCGGCGCAGCAACTCAGTCCGCAGCAGATTCAAGCCCAACAGGTCGCCGCTCAACAATTCGCCGCGGAACGCATCGGTTCGGAGCGGATCGGCGCCGAGCGTGTCGGCTACAACGCAATCGCCCCGCGCAGCTTCTCCGCAATCGACGTTGAGCGCGTCTCAGGCGGCGACCCAATTCTGGCGCAGCAGATTGCCAACGAGCGCATACGCGCCGGCCAGATCCAAGGTGGTCAACTTCAGCGACTCGTCACTAGTCAGGCGCTCAACGCCGGCCCCAGCACGTTGTCGCAGATGCTCGAGGCCCGCGCCGCAAGTGCGCTCGGATCCGGTGGCGCCTTGACCGCGCAGGAACTTCGCGACTCCACGCAGGCCACCCGCGCCGGGTTCGCAGCCCGCGGCATGGGGTTGAACGATCAGGCGGTCATGGCCGAGGTGCAGAACCGCCTCGTCAACCAGCGACTGCGCGACATGGAGAACATGGGCCTCGCCAGTCAAATTAACTCTCAGCTCATGGGCGAGCAGCAGGCGAACCGACAGTTCGCGCAATCTGCGCTCTCGCAGAATGTCGACGTGCAGGGTCGCAACATCGCCAACCAGATCGCGGTGCAGACGGCGAACCAGCAGAGCGGTCTCCAAGCCGCACTGGCCAACCAGTCGACCGGACTCCGCGCTCAGGAATTCATGGCCGGAAACTCCCTCCAGGCGGCGCTCGCGAACCAGCAGGCAATGCAGCAGGGCCAACTCGCTGCGCAAAGCATCAATGCGGACCAGTACATGCGCGCAGCCCTCGCAAATCAGCAGTCTGGGTTGCAGGCGGGGCAGCTCAACCAGCAGGCAATGCTCCAGGCGCAACAGGCTAATCAAGACGCCGCTCTCCGCGCTTCGCTCGCCAACCAGTCGACCGGACTGCAGGCGTCGCAAGCCAATCAGGACGCCGCTCTGCGCGCCGCTTTGGCGAATCAATCCAGCAACCTGCAAGCGGCTCAGTTGAATCAGTCAGCGAGTCTGCAAGCCGG